ATGGTTGCAATTAATTTATTTCCATAATTATCTAATGTCCATACACCTGGAGCTGTAATAATATCTCCTGTTTGTGAGGCACCCCATTTTGTATAGTCTGAGGCATTCTTAACCGTTGCTCCATCTGAGTGTGCTGCTGCTGTTGTGTTATCTGATCCTCTTGTTAATCCTGATAAAGTTTCTGTACCTGAAGTATTAGATGTATAAGCAATACGCTCATCATCTACAACCACAGTACCAGTAGCAGGAAATGAAGCTGAGTCATCTAGTACAATGCTGGTTGATGAATTGGTTAATGCACCATCTAAAGTTGATTCTCCAACTCCTAATTTAACACCACCCCAAAGTCCTAATCCATAACCGGCTGCTGATTCTTCAACGGCAGGTCCTATTGAATAATAAAGTTTTACTCTGATTCCACCTGATGTGGTTGCTCCTGATCCGCTTTCTGCTGATGCCATCGTGACCGTAATCGTTGTTGTGGTTGGAACGGAGGTAACCATATAATTCTTATCGTCAAAATCACCAGAACTAAAATTAGAATTGGTGATAGCAGTAAAATTATCGAGAAGAATAATATCCCCAGCAGTAATTCCATGAGCGCTTGCAAACGTGATCGTGACAGTTGTTGATCCATTGGTTGTTGTAAAGGCATTGGTTAAAGTTGTTGTACTCTTAAGAGGTGTTATATCATAAAAAGCACCACCAGAATAGATGTATAAAAATCTATTTGTACCTAAAGCAGCGTACTTAATACCACTGGCATTAACAAAATGGTGTAATGCTGTGTTTCGTCCTGTAATTGTTTGATCACCTAATTGAGACCAACCCCCTATTTTTTCAGGAGATCCATAACGAAAACGTACATAGTCACCACTTACCCACTGACCTTCTCCGCCAGTAGCTGTGACTTGTTTATTAAAACCAGGTGCAAAGTTTAATTTTTGAAGCATACTAAAATCCGTATGCTATAATTATAACATATTTAAAAGCAGGTCAATTAGGAATAACTCGTTTTTGAATGCCTAACATAGGTCTTCTATCAAACTTATTTTTGGTCCCAAAAGGACCATCAATATTGTTATAATGTAAGAAAACTTGGCCACAATGCTCTCCTTCGAAAGGCTCTCTCCAGTGTTCTAACTCGCAACCGCTATAAACTAACATATCTCCAGGAGCTAAATTAATAGAAATTCCTTTAGGAGCATTAGGTGTATGTATCTGTTTCTCCTCATCAATAACTGTTTTTTGTCCTGTAGGATCTAAAAAGATAGACCAAGGATCTCCTCCTAAATGAAGTGTAGTTGAAATTTCACAGCTAGGTCTATCACTATGTCTTTTTAGTATATCTCCTTTTTTATAAATTCTTGTATAAGAATAACAAGGAACCAAAGTCATTTCTGTTTGTTCTTGCATAACAGGAAGAACTTTCATAAGTAAGGTTTCCATAAAAAAATCTGCATGTTGAGAGTATGTATTTGGAATTTGTTTATCCATCCAAGTTCCAAAACCTGGAGTATATGGTGAAAGATAATTATTATCATACATCCATTTTACAGCCTCTCGTTTAAGTAATAAATAATTATACCCAAAGTTAGCTAACTCGTAAGAAATAGCATTTCTAATAACTATATATTTTTTTTCTTTAAAGCTCATCGTTGTAAAAAATTAAAAGATACTGAAATTCTTATATCATTACTTTGATTAGGTTTTACTTCATGCCATAACCAAGCAGGAAACATAACTGCAGTTCCAGCTCTAGGCGTGTAATGTACTTCTCTCCATAATTGAGAAGGTAGCTTTCCTTCTTTACGATTAGGCATGGTACATTGTACGCCAGGTCTAGGTTCATAGAGCATTAGATCACCAGACTTTTCTGGTGCCTTCACCCAATACACTCCTGAAAATAAACTGTTAGGGTGTAAATGAGGCCGATTAGAATTACCAGGATAATTAATATTAGCCCACATATTACCACAAACAGGTTTCAGAGTTAAATGTTCTTTTTGAAAAATCTCATCCTGCATATTAAAAAGTTCTTTCGTCAATACATTGTACTCTTTTTTTCGATTCATGTCTGTTGTGCTATGCCAGCCACCTGCATTAGTTTTAGAAACGCCTTTATTCTGCTGACTCCATTTTATAATATGGTTCTCTAAATACGTATTAAATTCCTTAGCGTTTGGAATCTCTTTTATATAGACAGGTGTTGGAAAATGTTATTCAGTAATCATTTAAAAGATGGACCTCCAAACCACATAACTAAAGATTTTCTTTCGCCTCTGGTAACAGGTTTAACTCGATGCTGTAACCAACTAGCAAAAAAGATCGCTTGTCCTTGTTTAAGTTTTGCAGTTTTACCATTTTGCATAAACTCTAATTCTCCACCTTCAAAGGTAGAAGGATCAGATAATAAAAGTGTCATAGAAATTTTACGAACAGGAGGTTGTTTTATTCCTGTTACATCATTATCCATATGCCATTCATAAAATCCACCTGTAAGATAGTGAGTAAATTGTCCAGGTTCGGTTAATCGCATTCCTTGAAAACCAAAGTGATTATTATTAGCCTGAAGCATGGTCTTTTCAATATCTTTATACATCTCTGGCATTTCTTTAAAAGGAATCCAGCTAATAGTTGTAATTCTTTTTTTAGGATCAATACCACTTCCTTTAGGATTACCCATTCCTACTGCAGCTTGTTCAGATTTTAAACTCATACCTTTATCAATAACCATCTGACACTGTTGGGGTGAAAAAATAGGTTCTGTGGTTTCTACAATATAACTTTTCCAAATAGGTTCTGTTGGGTTCATGCTATCCTCGATGCTACAGGATTATATTCTACATCCATATTAGCTGCAAGAGTTCTTCTAATTGCATTAGGATTGGTATGAGGGTAAACACAATGTCTCATGTCATAAGGAAATAAAAAGAAATCTCTTTCTTCTGCATTTGGAGAAAAATCTGATTTAACAAATTGTCCTGATACACTTCCCATAATTTGCAACTTACCATTTAAAGGTGTGTCTGGTCGGGCATGTTCAGGGCCCATATCCTTAGGAAGCTTTAGCATCATAACTGATGAAAGCCCTGTATAAATATTACCTTGATGAATGTGAATAGGATTATATTCATTAGCTTTCATTTCATTAATCCATATAGAATTTAAATGAAGTTTATATTGAAGTATTCTATTAAAATTTAAATAATGTTTAAAAATACTTTCAAACCAATCTAAAATATAAGGAGGAAGTAAGTTATGACGGTGCATTTTATCAGTTTTCAAACCATTATAAAATAAAGAATTTTCTTTATGTATTTTACCAACTAATTGTTTATGAGCATCGGGAAGATTAATAAAATTTGTTTCGTAAATTGCATTAAGTGTATCAAAAACATCAACGGGGACTTGATATTTTAAAATAGTTTGTCCTAACCAAACAAAACTATATCTAGGATTGTTTTCCGTATTTGGGAGTTTCACTGATTGCTTTCTTTTTCTCATGACCCAAAGCTTTTCGTTCTTCTTCTACTCGTTCTATGGTTTGTAATTGTCCTAAAACATTAAAAACTTCAGGTTGAGAAGATCCTGGGGTTAACGTGTTCTTTCTATTCTTCATGATCTTTTTATAAGATAATAGTTGGTGGGTATCCACATTCTTGTCATCAAAAGTACCATCATTATAAATCTTTTTAAAGTTAGACCATTCAGTAACTTCTCTCATACGATGAGCTGCAACGAGTTGCATACTAGCTTTACTATAAGTTTTTTGATCTATTTCTACTTGTATAAGTTCTTTTTTTAATTCGTCTTTTTCTTCTTCTAGTTCTTTTAATTTTTGTTTTATTTCAATATCATTTTTACGAGCATCAAAGGATAAATGCATTAAGTTTTCCATGTGGGTGTTTTGTTCTCTTACACATTGCCAATACTTTGCAGCATTGGTTGGGTACTTAGCATCATTTAAAACAGAAAATTCCATCTCTGTTTTAGTTCGAAACATTTGTTTCTTTGTCCAGGTATCTCTAAGTTCGTTTGTTCTTTCCTT